CCGCAAGACACGGTTGGCTATCTCGAGCAGTTCTCGCTCACACCAGACGGCGACAGCGCAGAGTTGACGATCAACGTACCGCGCGAGGAAGACGCCGAGAAAGTCAAGAACAACTTGGCCGAGCTGTCCCCAGTGGTATTCGATTCGTGGACAGATGGCGACGGGCAGGAATGGAAGGATTGCATAACGCACGTGGACCTCGTGCAGCATCCGGTGGACCAGCGGCAATCGGAGTTTCAGCCGGTGGCTTGCGCACTGCGGCTGGGGCTGGACATAGGCAAACCGGTGATCTACCGGCTGCAAGGGGAAGATAAGGACATGCCTGAAGACAAGAAACCACCGGAAGAATCGGAAGTCAACAACGAGGGGGACCGGTTGAAAAAGGTGCTCGACGCGCTGGCCGGTATGCAGATCGTGCTGTCGGACGACACGAACGAGGAAAACTTCTTGCAGCACTTGGAACAGGCTTTGTTGACGGCTACGGCGATGGGCGCTGGCGAGGGCCCGGCTGAAGAGCCGATGGAAATCACGCAACCGGAGTTCGCGATGTCGCTGGACAAACAGAAGCCGACCGCCTCGGACAGGCAACTCAAATACTTGGCCCATCACCACCGCGGCACAGTTGCCACAAGGTTGAGTGCGCTGGTGGCTTCTGGTCAGTGCACACCAGCCGAGTACAAGTCCAGGCAGCCGGCAGTGAAAGCGATCCGGTTGAGTTTGGACGATGACGGGAACGCGCAGCCGACGAATCTTGAGATTTGGATCGCGAGTCGTGAAGCGGTCCCGAAGGGAACATTTTGGGACCCGGAAACACGAACTCGGTTGCTGCGCATGGAGGTTGTCGAAAGGCCGGAGCAAGCGGGCGAAGCATTGACGCCCGAACAGGCCGACAAGGTAGTAGACGAGATACTGCGCAAGCGCTAAGTTTTTGGTGAACCATAAGGACGCGAGACCATGACCAGATTTGGCGGATGGGGCATCCCGGGCACTGGTGCGCTCGACATTACCACGGAATATGAAATTCTGTGGGGCGGTGATCGGGCGAAGGGTCTGGTTCTTGAACAGAGCGTGGTGTATAGCGGCGCGATGCGCGATGCTGGGAACACGCCGACGACGGTGATCCGAGCCGGGTTGCTGATGGGGAAAGTGACTGCGAGTGGAGAGCTCGAAGAGTGGGATGCGGATGCGTCGGACGGTACGCAAGAGTTGTGGGGGATCGTGCCTTACGAGTTGCGAGCACAGGATTTCGACGCGAACAATGCCGACCGAGTTGCTCCGGCAATCGTGCGCGCACCGCTGAAAGCGACGAGTCTATTGATTCAGGGCACGGCCTTTAGGACCCATGTGGACGAATTTTTGGCCAGGAGGAAACTCTACGCTGCTGGCTGCGTGTTGGATGACGACCCATTCGGATACCAGGCCGGAGCTGGGTATCGGATGCAGACGATCACCGCGGAAGATCACACGATTACGGAAGCGGAAAACGGAACAACGTTTTTCTACGAGTTCGCCGGCGCGGCCGCTTCAGCGATCACATTGCCGACCATCCATCCGGGGCTGGAATATTTTCTCATCCGGTCCGTGAATTCCGCTGAAGATTTCGTGATTGCGAGCGCCGAAGGCGACAACCTCATTATCGGCAACGACATGTCGGCTGACTCGGTGACTTGGACGACAACGGGCCAGATGATCGGGGCGGGCGGCCGTTTGCGATCGTTGTATGCAGGGACGACTTTGAAGTGGCATTTGGATCTGTGGACGCCGGCGTTCGGTACGGGTTTGACAGGTGGATTTGCCTACGCGACTGCGACTTAATGGAGAGCATAAACAGCGGATAGGGTGGCGCACCCGAAATGCCCGTGAGCCCCTCGGGCATCCGCTGCACACAAGAGGGCAAACGTCCTGGGGGCAGGGCGCGGAGATGAAAGACCGTGGCATCGCTTCACTCAATCTTACAGCCGATCACCCTGACAAAGGTGGTCAGTCGGCAGATGGCGGCCGAGCGGTGGATTCTCCAATTCATGGGGATGGAACCCGGCGGTCGCAACGAAGAATATTTCGGCCACGGACGCGATGGAAGCTACCAAGTCTTCAACAATTCTCGCCAGATCGGCCGCGGGCGTGCGCCGGCTACGGCCGCAGCCATCGCGAAGCGCAACCCGATCGGCCGCGTACCGATCACGTATCCCAGGATGCATGAGCAACTGCAACTGACGGCCGAGGAGCTCCACAACTTGGCCCAGATCGGCGACCCGAGAATGCGCGATGAGATGGGCGCGCAGATGATTCGCCGGCAAACCCAGTTCCTGGCGCAGAAGGCTGCCAACTGGCGGGCGGCCATGGTGGCGGGGATGTTGCGCGATGCGCTCTACGTGACTGTTGCTGGCGACGATTGGTATTTCAACTTCACTTCGGCCGGCTCGCTCTTCCAGATCAACTTCCAAATGCCCGCAGCCAACAAAACCCAGCTCAACATGTTGGGCGCCGGCAACATTCTCGATGTGAGCTGGGACAACCCGGCGGCGGACATCCCGAGCCACCTGTCCCAGATCAACGCGGCATTTCAGCAGCTGTACGGCGGTCGGCTGGAAAACATCCTATGCCAGGGAGCCATCTGGCAGCATGTGATCACGAACGATTTCGTGCAAAGCCAAGCGGGCATTGCCAACAGCCCCTTCCGTCGGTTTGAGCGAGTCGTGGGGACGCGCGAGGACGGATCCCCGTTGAATGCTCAAGTGGGCGAGTTGGCTGCCATGCCAGGGTTGACCTGGTGGATCACGGACGAGGGATTGGACCTCGGGGCACCCGGATCGGAGGCGTTCACGAAGTACATCGGGAACAATGCAGCAGTGTTCATGCCGGATCCCAACATGGGAATTTTCAGCATGCAGCTAGGCTCGGAACCGATTGCGGAATACGACAACGGCCCGAAGTCGGTCAAAGTCGGCTTGGCGTCGTGGTCCAAGGAATCATCGAACCCGACTGTGACCGAGATTTTTGCGCTAGACAATGCGCTGGCGATCAATCACATCCCGGTATCGGTCGCTTATGGTACGGTGGTGTTCTGAGGTGCATAAATAATGCCTGCCCTGAATCTGATATCACGAGTTCCAAAACAGCTGATCACGACGGTCACCTTCACGGGTGCGGCGGGGTTGGGAGCTATTGGCACGGTGGCAATAGCCACGGTCACGGGCCGGGTATTGTTGCAGTACGTTTATTCGTTTTGCTCCACGTTGCTGACAGGCGCTTCGGCGACAATCGCATTCGGCACGGCAAACAATACGGGCGGTTTGATCGCGGCGACGACGGCGACCGACATCGATGCGAACGAGTTTTGGACGGACACGACCCCGGAAGTTGAAGTGACGGTTGCGCTGATCGAGCGAGTGGTCTCCGCCAATTTGATTTTGACGGTGGCTACGGCGAACGTCACGGCAGGGGTGCTAGAATTTGGGATGCTGTGGACGCCGATGTCGGCTAACGGCAACATGGGCTAGGGGTGGGGTATGCCGCGAGATGCGATAGAGTTGATTTGCGGACCGAGTGGTGCTTCACCTTGGCCATCGGCGGCTGCGCCGGCCAATGACATTTCGTTGTTGGGTACGTTGCGCGAGCTGTACGATCAGAAAGAAAAAGCGATCTCTACGGCAGCGGCAGTGATCGCAAACGGCACATCAACGATATTTACCATCGCGGGCGGTCCGATTGAGCTTCAGGTTCTGTTATCGGTTTGCGTGACGGACAATGGCGGCACGGCGACGACATTGAAATGGGCGGCGGATCCGACGGACGGAGCNGCGACCGATCTATGCGCGGCGTCAGCCAGTCTGGCCAGCGTTGCGGCGGGCACGGTAGTTCGGATCACTGGGACATTGGCCGATGCGGCCGTAGTGGTTGCAGCCGGGGCTGCTATTTCGCAGGCAGGCCGGTTGATCATTCCGGCGGGGATCATCACGGCAATTACGGCGGTGGGTGCAACGACGGGAACTTGGACTCACCATTTGCGATACAAACCTTTGGCCCGCGGAGTTGTCGTCAGTTAAGTTGCTGCGTTGAATGTCCTTCGATTGGCCGGCCGATTGTTCTCAGTCGGCCGGCCTGTTTT